CCAGACAGATCGTTTATTCTTTGTTGTATAGCTCTTTGTAAGTCCGCTATGCGGTTGGAGACCTGTACCTTCGTTGTGGTATTTTCCTTTGTCTCTGTTCCTTGTACCCCAGTCTTGTTTGACTGGTTCTTTGATTGCTTCATTATCGTAGAAATACTTTTTGCTCTTACTAAATAGGAATATATACTCATGCGACTTGGTGCATCTATCCCTAACACTCTCAGGCATAGGGTTAGGTTTATGCCAAATAATGTCTTGTCTTAAATACCATCCATCTGAACGTAATGCAAAAGCCAACATCCAAGGAATCCCGATCAAATCTTTTTCCTTTAGTCCTTCTAACTTATTCCCTCGCTTGCTACATTCTTGCGGCAAATCCTGATTGGTTTTACTCACGGATTGCTTAGGATATGACTGTCCTTTACCAGGTCGGTAGTTATAATAACTATCTCCTATATTTACCCATAGTGTTCCATCATCTGTTAGGACATCACGTACCGATCTGAATACTTCTACAAGAGATTGAATGTATTCTTCAGGTGTTTGTTCCTGACCTATTTGTTTTTCTTCACCACCATAGTCACGTAGACCATAGTAAGGTGGTGAAGTGACACACATCCTAGCTTTGCCATCAAACTCTTTTAAAGTCTCACGGCAATCACCAAACAAAATTGTATCAGTTACCATAAGAAAATTCCTGTTTTGCTGCCTCTTCAAGTTGTGCCATTACCTCTTCGGTAAAATACTTCTCAGGATTAGCGAGGATAGATTTAGGATAAACATTAGATTCACCAACCTTAATACGATTGCCAACCCGTTGGAAGACCCCGTATTGTTCACCCAACTCCAGTAACCCGTAATACTTGTCCAGTCCACGCTCGTCAAAAAATAATCGTGTCTCAACTTTGCTGCCCTCCTTTGTTAGACGAGACTTCTTTGCCTCGCATTTAATAATGTTACCTACAAGTTCAGTACCATCTTTCTCTTTCTTCTTTCCGAGATAGATGATAGTAGATGCTGCATACTTAAGACCTGTACCACCTCCCATTTCCTTTGCAGGAACATAGGAACCAATTACATCATATGTATGATTAGTAACGATCATAGGTATACTAGCCTGTCCCAACTTCAATGTCAAGACCCTGAATGCACCTTTAATTAATTGAGATTTGGTCATATCTCTGACCTGTTTATCATTAGAGATATCTTCCATCTCCTTTGATGTAGATAACATACCAAGAGAGTCAAGAACGAACATCATAGGTTGACGCTTGTCCTTAGGTTCTTTCATGTACTTGTCAACAATGCGACATGCCTGTGTCCTAAACTCTTCAATCGTAGCTACGGGAAACAGTACCATACGTGAACTGTCAATGCCACGAGACTCAATCATTTCACGGGAAATGGCGGACTCAGTTTCAAAATAAATGACACCTCCAGTTGGATTAGAATCAAGGAAATTACGAACGACACTAAGAGCAAAAAAAGTCTTCCCAGTGCTGCTCTCTCCTGCAAGAGCGGTGACTTTGTTTGAAGGTAAACCTCCAAAAAGCGAACCACTAACCAAGGCGTTGAAGATATAACTGCCAGTATCGACATAGTTAGTAATGTCACCTGCAGCGACTCCATCACTGACCAAACCAGCAAATTCATTTCCACTATCTTTAATTACAGAATCTAAGAATCCCATTTGTCTACATCCTCCTCATAAAAGTTTACATAATTAAAATCCTTACTCATGAGTTTAGCAAACCCAAGAGCAGTATCGTGATCTTCAAAGGTCTTTATATCCTTTGGAGATATTTGTCCTACGACATGGTTAGTCCATGTCACCACATAAATTTTCTTGCTCATGAAAAGAAACTAGAAATAGTAATGGTCTTTTCGTGTTGCCACCCAATGCATTGTAGCACATTCTTGAGTGGTTCCAAGAATGATTTTTCAAATTGGGTTTGGTAATCCACATACTTCTGAATACCAAATTCCTTTGGCAACTCACCAAAGAAACTAATCACATTCTCATGGAGTGGATTTGGTGTCTTGAGATACATGAACTTAATCTTCTCACCTTCTTGGATGAGAGGATGTTTGTTTTCTACCTTGTACTTCTTGACATAATGATTATACAGCAAAGCTCCTCTTACTGCAATGGGGGTTCCTTTTTGGTAGATTTCCTGAGGGTGACGGTACTTGGCAAGGTTGTTAACTCCTCTGGGAAAGGCGACTTCCTCATAGGGTCTTTCTTTGGTTTCTGTTCTGACTCCATTAATAAAATCGATAAGTTCATCATTTGTCTTGCCGATAATAATCTTAAATGCTGCATACAACTTGTCCCTAAAATACGCTGGTGTGGATGACCTAGCTGTTTCAAGACCCATGATTTTCATCTTGGGTTCTTTGTATCGAACACCTTCACTGTCCCATACATTAAGTATGTATCGCTTCTTAGCAGTCCAGATACCCCTGTCAGCGATATTCTCTCGCTTCATAATCATCTTTTGATCATACGCTGAAACATACGACGCAAGCTCTTTATATGAACTCTCAATAAAAGGTTCCAGTTTCTCTTGGCAGATCTTGTCAAGTAACGAAACAATTGCTGCTTTATCACCAGACTTATGACCAAGAAATTTAGTAACAAGAGGTCCGAGATTAAGATATATTGAGTCAGTGTCAGATGCAATGACATAATCCTCATCTTGTGTTGATAAGAGTTTATTTAGATAAGCATTCATCTTGTTCTCAATCCATCTAATTGAGACTTGACCTGAGAGTGTAATAGCTTCTGCGTTTGCTAGACGATAGTATCTGAAGTGCTCATTACCAATAGCACCATAGGCAGAGTTGAGAGAAATCTTCTTTGCCATTTGAATGTTATTGCAGCGAGCAATCTCTTTAGAAAGTTCCACAGTAGGAGTTTTCTCATACTGTTTCTTTGCTTCGATCATCTTCTTCTTAAAGATAACACGACTGTCGTACATTTTCTGCATCATCAATGGCAAGAACCCGTGCTTATCTTTACTATACTGAGCACCATTTGCACACACAGCAAACTCACCATCAATATCAATCTCCTTCTTCAGGATCCCCTCAACGCTCGCACTGGGATGTCTAGTCTCCCTGAGGGTTTCTGGACTGATATTGTATTGCATAATAAGATGAGGATACAAGCTATTGAGGTCAAAATTAACCACCCAATCATAGAATCCAGGTTTCGGTTCTTTAACATAAGCACCTGCGTATTTTTCAGATTTTGTTGCCTCCTTCTTAGGAGGGATTGCAATCTTACGTTTCAGTAGTTCGCAGTATATGTAGTTGTCCCACATACGAACCTGACTGAATACATCTTCAAAATTTACCTTGGCATCATATGCCATGGTGTATGCAAGTTCAATCAGTTTCATCTTGTCATCTAGTTTGTCAACCAGACGAACGTCATGAATGTTGTACTCAATGAACTTCTGCCAATCGTTCTCGTAGAACTCCTTGAATGTATCATACTCTGAGTGATCTAGTTTCTTTTCATTCAGTTCTACAGAACAAATATGATCAAGACGATATGACTCTTGGTTTGTATAGGTAAACTTCTTATACAGTTCAAGATAGTCTAGCGTTGAAATACCAAGGGTGTCAATAGCTTGTTGCTTACGACCCTTGATATAAATCTCACGTTGTGATACAAGTCTCCATGGAGAAAGTAACTTAGTATACTTCTCACCAAGAATACGTTCAATACGATTATGGATGTACGGCATATCGAATAACTGCACGTTCCATCCTGTAACAACATCAGGATAATTTTCTTGCCAGAAATCAAGGAATGCACCCATCATACCTTCCTCTGATCGGAAGTGCATGTAATCCACCATAGGATCTTTGTTGTTAAATGGTCTTGCACCAAACACAACAATACGACCAGTGAAACTATCTTTGATTGAGATAGCAAGTATCTCCTGATCAGCAGATTCTATATCAGGGAATCCATTCTCTGCAGCAGTTTCAATATCAATATTAAAGACACGAATTTTACTGCTATCAAATTTTAATTCTTCTTCAGGATGTTGCTCAGCAATATACTGATACAAGAATCTGCTGTTCCCATAAATTTCAAAACTATCAACTTCTTTGTACTGCTTTATAAAATCTCTAGCTTCTGTAATAGAACCAAACTTATGTGGTTCTACACAATCTCCTTCTAGTGTTCTCCATTTAGAATAATTCTTTGTAGGCAAATACAGCGTAGGGTTGAAAGGAACCCTGACGCTGTAACGATTGCCATTTTCATAACCACGTACAAGCAGACGATTGCCTGCTTGCTCAACACTAGTGTAAAACTTCATTCAAGACATTCAAGATAACGTGCAAGCAGTTGCTTGCTAGGGTTGGTCACAACTGTTAGATCAGAAGACCTAACATTAAACTCACGTTCAGATGAGTGTTCTGCCCATGGGGTTAGTTGACCTTCACAGTCTAGCACATAAGGTTCAACTAACCACACATCAGGGTCACCTGGTAAAGTGTCACCTTCGACTGGTTCTACCTGAGTGACGATCCAATCATTCGCTAGCTTCAGTAGGTTCGCTTTCAGTTCCATTAGGTGTAGTCTCCCAGAAGATTTGGTTTTCTTTTAATCCGATCTCTCTCAATCTTTGTGCAAAGTTATCGAGAATATTATTGTCAGGATATACCACACTAATAATATGCTCTCCGCCAAGACGATGTTCTTCAACAGGAGAGAAAGGACACCATCTAGTGTAGTTAATAGGAATAGTACCATTTTCTTTATTAACTTCTCCAAGAGTAAGTTTAAATGGATACAACATTCTATATCCTACAACAGGATTATTTTCTTCTTCTTGGTTACGAAGCTCACCAAAGATACAAAGAACGTTATCTCCAGTAGTTAAGTTAACAACACGGATGTTGTGGTTTGTTTTAATATCAATTTCTGAATTAATTTTGGTCTCTTCAGATGTTTCAGGTGTGTTTGTCATAGTACCTCAGGTTGAATAGTTTCAGGATTTGCTTCTTTTGCTTCTTTAATTTTTGATTCGTATGCATTTTGTAATCCTGGTTCAGGGTTACTAATTGTCATTACACTATCATATGGAATCTTAAACTGCCAGTCTGGACTGTATGGATTCCACTTACTAAACTTAACTTGGTATTCCATACCATATTGTTCAGTAAGATATTGAGGGTTCTCACCAGCAAGATTGAGAATGTAAGGATCTTCCATGAGAAGGCAGACACCTTTCTTGTCTTCACCCTCCCCATCGTAAATTTCTTTCAACTCAGTGATGATGCGATCACCCGTTTTCAGGGTTATGATTGATACTGCCATAGCTTATAGAGTTACTTGCGAATTATAGCATAAAAAAATGGAGGAGTCAACCTGGATTTTGCCAGGTGCTCCTCGCGGCGACGATATTCAATTATATTTAGAACCACTTCTTACGCTGCTGTTTCTCTGGCAGTTCTTTCTTCAATGTAATTGAAAGTAATCCATCAGTAAATGTTACTGTTTCTACTTCCACATCATCTGCCAGTTGCCAGTTACGTGAAAAGGTTTTATTTGAAATTCCTTTGTGTGCGTATTTCTTATCTTTGTCTTCTGCAGATTTACGTGCAGATACTGTCAAGACGTTTCGTTCTGTCTCCACTTCAATATCTCGTTCTGAAAATCCTGCAAGAGCGACCTCCAATACGGTTCTACCATCAGATCCATTAACGACATTGTATGGAGGATAATTGTCTCTTGATCCCGCAAGAGCTTCAAGTCTGCTGAATGTTTCATCGAACCCAATTGAATGCGGTGTGTATGTTTCCCAATTAAATGTTACCATTGTCCTAAAAAAAGCGACTGTTTACCGTAACCCTTTCGGCATTACAGTAATAGTTATAAGAGAAACATCCATAATGAAGGTGATGAGAACCCTCAGTATCACTACGGTTTATTCTACTTCTTGCTTCTTACGACCAATATTGTATTTACTTTCAAGCGTCCAATTATTTTTTTCTTTAAAACTTAACACTTTAATTTGATTCAACGGAGCTAAGTCTTTAATTTTTTCTTGACTAATCTCAGAGATATTAACTAGTCCCCAGTCAACCAAAAGTTGTACAATTCTATTTCTACGTTGCACATCATTCAAAGAAAGATTTGTATTCTTCCCATCAAGGGCAAACAACTCTTTGAAATGTACAATAAAATACTTACCCTGTTTATGAAGAATATGACAGGACTGATAAATCTTTTTTTCTTTACGTGATGCAACACCAATTCTTGTTAGTGTTTCTCTCACCTTAAGAAAGTCATCTGGTTCATTCAATACAACCTCAACCATATCGGTTTGTCGCCATTGAATTTCAACTTCACCGCTCATGTTTACCACCTTTGCTCAATGCTTTTGTAATATGATCTAGTTGATCCTTGGTGAGAATTCTAAGAGCTTGTAGAGCTTTATCGTCATTATAACCATAATACTCTTTTACTAACTCAAGATAATCAATAGAATCTTTTTTAGCCCAAGGAGAAAATCTTTTCCTTGGTTTCACACTATTTAGTAAAAAATCATACTGAAGCTTGTTTGGTAGATGAGAATTCTTATTCATCTCATTAACAAACAGAATGGTATCAGTGAAAGATGAAAGACATCTGTTTACAACAAATGCTGGATACTTCTTAATAGCATCCTCATCTGAATCCAGTATATTCTTTTTGGATTGGTTGATTGAGTAAAGATAATCTTTCAGTTGGTACATTATTCCAGTGGCGGATTACTCCGCTAATAATAAAA